AGGCGGAGGGGTCCCCCTCCAAGTCTGATAGTAACACCATCCATCCGTACCCCAGACAGCCCACCCGAAGGATTTTAGTCTGGGGCAACCAGCCCTGGCCGGTCACACTATCGTAGTGCATCACAGAAAACACGTACTGCTGGCTGCAGTCATGCTCTGCTCACGTGCCAATCACGCACACAAGACCCTGGCAACGATCTCGTGCCCCCTGTTTTGTGAATGAGTCCAGGGACCAACTCCTACCCCGCCGCGCCTACTCAACTGGTTCTTAGATGAAAAGGGCCTGTGTTTGTGTCGATGAAAAGTGGGTCTTCCGGATTTCTGGCATGTTTGAGCAGGTAGCCAGCCTACACCGGCTGGAGGTACTAGCGCTCCTCGCAATGAGGGTCTTCGCTCCAGTTGTTCCGGCTCAATTTCGAACTTACCCTACCTAGGCAACCACTTGGGGATCACGCCCGTCTCGGTGCCGTCACCAGTTTTCATCTCCCCAAAAAGAGAGGCTGACCTGCCCCCTCAATTTGGGTAACACAGTTGCTTTCTCAACTGCGGGTATCTGTTGCTACTAGCCAGAGACATGAACTCCGCTTCTCCGTGTGGATTTACCGGAAGGTCCCGCGTGAGCAGGTCCAAGCCAACCACCCCCGTCCACGGTCATGCATAGCCACAGAACCAACAGCGATACTAACACCCACCTCAAATTTCCCCCAGCCCCCTCAACTACGGCGGGGCCGATGCCTAGCCACAACATGGCTTCATCGGTCCGAGGCCTAAGTGGCAGCCTCATACCAGTTCTCGGAGATGCCAGGGTGGGCATCTTGCCATCTCAGAAAGCCCTCACGCCTGAGGTACTCCTGTCCGGCCGCGTAATCGAATGAGCTCTCGATTCTCTTTTGTTCCTCCACACTGACCCCAAAGGCCCGCTCAAACGATACCCTGGCAACATCCGACACCTCCAGCACGTCCTGTTCCCCAGCGAACCAGGCACCCACAACGAAGTAATCCACAAAAGGGTGTTCTTTCACCTTCTTGCGAGTTGGTGTTTGCCCCAGGATGTGTAGAGCCCATGCCTGCAGCACTGGGACCCCTCGTGTAAGTGAGAGCTCGCATCTGGCAACACCCTGCAAGTAGACCACAGCAAAAGATGGCTCACGCAACCATCTATAGCTGGAAGTTGAACAAGACAAGACCTTGATGTAATCGCGTACCATACACCAGCCCATCTCGCCTCCCAGGTCCACGGGCGCAGACTGCCCGAAACGAATCTCCTCTAACACATCCACAGGCCGCTCAACCACTAGCTCTTGGCCGCTCCAGGCTCTGCTCCGGCTGGCAAAGTTCGCCATGACCAGGGGTAAGTCGGGTCTGCTCAAGAAGACTAGGCAGTTGTCACCGTCAACGAGTACATCGAATTGGACACCCAATGACTCCATGACGGCTACAACAACACACAACATGATAATGGTGTTACCCATACCAGTGTTGAAGTCCCCTGACGCCCTTCCCCCCGGCCTTTCAAACTTTCCACCGCAAGCAAGTCTACCTCGCAACGACAATTGGTGCTTCAACATCTTTACAAGTTCCTTGTCCTTAGGGAAGGCTGCCTTGTATACGCTCTGTTCCTGCACCAACTGGTCACGACCGACATGCGCCTCGAACGCCTTGCCATCGGCCTCAAACACCACGCAATCCGGTATGCGGCCAAACTTCTTGACGATCAAGTTGGCCCGCCTCCTTGGATTCAACCCCTTCGCTGACAACCTCCCCACTCCGCCACGCAGAAATGTGCTCGCTGTGAGCCTCCCCCAAAGCCAGTGCTCAAAAGGCTTGAGACGCGAAGCCAAAGACAGGTTATACCTAGGAGATCTTGGACAGATCAACCTCGGTTTAGCCCACTTTGGCCCCACATTGATTTTCTCAGCCTTGAGAAAAGCCCCGACCTTGGCATCTCGAGAATTCAGACAGTCATCCTCGAGAGACAGCGATGCCTCCACGTAACGCCTCCGCAACAGCCCGGTATAGGATTCGGCTGTTTCGGAGAGGGTCCACTTGCCTTCATTGTATCTCCTACTGAGACTACGTAATCTGGCAAACACACCACGAACTTCCCCAGATACATCCTGGAAAACCTCTGGTGGCAACGCGGACCCAAACAGGCGTAACTTCAGCGCCTCCACTTCGTTGTGTGCACACGCCCTGTGCACCTGGGGAACCCACGCACCTTCAACCGGGTTCGGCTCCCACGTCCTCATCGTTCTACGACTCTCCCCACATGAGCCCAG